ATACTGAGACTTTGGATGAAGTGGTTGTGGTGGGTTATGGTACAGTACGTAAGGCTGACTTGGCAGGCTCGGGTTCCCTTTTGTGTCGCAGGGCATTTTGTTGTGGTCATTTGTTTTGTCCCACGGATTGTCCCACGCCGAGCATCATTCAGTAGAAAATGCGTTCTTTTGAGAGACGCTCATCTTGCTCACGTAGTTCAGGCGGCGGAGAGCGTCGTCGACGGCCTTTTCACCTTTCAGCATGAACCACTTACGGATCATGCCGACAGTCCATCGGCCTGCGCCGTTACGTCCGCCGTAGTCCATCGACGGTGGGATGAATCCGGAGTCGACCGCATTGCGGAGACTGGTTTCGGATTCATAGCCCAAGCTTTCCATGAGGCTCTTCTTGTCGAGTATAGAGTAGTCCGGGACAGTCGTGTCAAAGATGTCAATCTTCATTGATGATTTCCTCCTGGATCCGTTTGATTTGTCTGCGTGCCTTTGCGTAGCGGTAGTAATCCATTCCTCTTTCGAGGCCCGGCATGAGAAAACGCAGCTGGTCGAGCAGTACGAGAACGTCCGTGAGTTCTTCTGCAAGTTCTCCTAGGTGCTTCAAGGATCTATCTGCTGTAAAGCATGACAGGGCAGTCACGCTTTCACCGAGCTCTTCCTGAAGTTTGTTGAGTTGATGGCTTTTGCCATACCAGAGGGCGATGGTTTTGACGTTATCGAAATACTCGTCATTGTCAAGCATGAGCTAGCTCCCATTTCTTGAGTTCGTCGCAAAGGGTGCGTGCGCTGAGCTGTACTCTGTTGAAAGCCTGCTTGCTGGCGCAGTTCTTGGCGATGGAAAGGTATGACGTGTAGGCCTTGATCGATCGAACGATGTCTGCCGTGTCCTTGTGGTCGATGAGTCGCTTTGCGAGGCCGAGGAGGTTGGCGACCGATTGATCGCGATAAGACCATCTGAGCTCGCGTCGAATGTCTTTCACGACAATTTCGGTTTCTGTCATTCGTCTTTCTCCTTTGCCATCTGGATGCGGATCGAGCGATAGTCCTTCAGCGCTCCGACGCAGTAGGACAGCTTGCGGATAGCGTCGTCGACTTCCTCCATGGTCGGAGGGGTTCGACCCTTCCAGTCCTTTCGACACGACGTGGCGCATACCTCGATGGCTTCCAACACGAAGAGCGCACGGCGTCGGTGCACTTTTTCGTTCTTCATTCCTCGCTCTCCTTCTGTTTGACGAAGTAGCCAATCGGGAAAAGCGTTGGCGCGATCTTTCCCTTGACCGGGACGTGGAGGATGTAGAAGCCACCCAGCGTACCTTTTGTATCGACTGGGTACAGGAACAACTCTCCGTCACACTCCGACTCAGCCTTGCGCATATCTTCCAGCGTCGCGCCGATGTGGCATGCGACCCGCTTGCGGATTTCCTTTTTCATTTCGACTGGCATTCTTCGTCCTCCTTGATCTTCGATATCAGGAACGTCTTGAGCACGAGTGCAGCATCGTCTTGCGAAACCTTGCTCACGTCATCCGTCACTTTTTTGAAAAGAGGAGTGCCAGAGCCGTCAACGATGACGCACGTCCGAATTTTCTTATTCGTTGTGAAGCTATCATTCGTTGTGAAGTGGACTCCATAACGCTTGCCGTTGACGTAGAACTCATAACCCCAGATGTTCTGAGTGCCATCGATCTCGCAGTTGAGGCGCTGCATTTGCGACCTCGACCACTCTGTTTGAGCTTTCATGAAGGTCTTTGCGTCCTTCGCTGCGTTGAGAATCGCCTGACCGATTTGCTCGGCCTCAAACGACCACAAATCGGCGGAACACAACGATTCATCACAGACGTAGATCCGTACGGAGGTGCCTTCTCGCGTCACCGTAGCGATGTGCGCGGATGTGGTCGAGTGCGGCGCGGATTGCGTCTGAGATTTCGTAGAGTTTCATTTTGCGTACCTATGAAAAAGCCCTGCCGGTTAGGGCAGGGCCGATTGAGAAAATGGTTGGATGATGGCTATTGCTTAGCTAGCCGTCAGTGCGCGATAGCAGGACAACTGCTTCACGCTATAGCCGTTGCGCTCGAGTAGGGCCTCGATGGAGCCAATGTTCATGCTTGTCACGGCTTCGTAGAAGCGAGGCGCGAAAGGCGACTGGAGGAGACGCATCAGTTTGAGGACGGTCTCGAGATCTTCGCGGAAGAGATATCTCCAGTAGTAGACGAAGGTCCTCAGGTTCTCGGCCTCATGCGAGGAGAGAACGATCGAGCCCGCGGGGATAGGATGCAGGTCACAGTGCGGGCAGCCGCCATCATCGGGGCGCGTGGTGTGCGGCACCTCGGGGACATCGAGCTCAACCTCTCTGATGAAGTCGAGGCAGTCTTCGAGCTGAGTGCGAGGCAGTTGGTCGTAGCGTGCGATCTGATAGCGTGCCTTGATGGCGCGGTAGATCGTCCGATAGTTCGATGAGGTCTTATGTGCACGGATGGCGACTTCGCGCTGAATGGCGCGCTGCTCGGCGGGCGTGATTGTTTCCTGTGCTTCGTAGCGTCCAGTCTTGCGGATGGCCGGCAGAACCTCGGACGTGACTCAGCGCTTGAAGCGCTTTGCGGATTCGAGCTTGGAGCCGAAGATCAGGGCATAGAGGCCAGACTCGTTGACGCAGTTTACCGCCTGGATGCGGTTGAGCTTGTCGGTGATTTCAGACTTGATGAGGTCTTCGGGATCAACGTGATCTTTGATCGCTTTGCTAGAGTTTGCGTATCCAAGCGATGAACAGATGTCGACTGCGACGAAAAGCGGGGATTCGGGCGCACCAAGAGTGCGGACGGCATTATTCTCGAAAGAGAATATCGTGGGGATAGACATTCAAGTCTCCTATGTGTTTTTTAACACCGCGCACACTGACGCCAATCAGTGGTGGGCGGACTTGCGAGTTGGCGTACCGGCACATAGGAACCAGCCTCCCGAAGGAGCTCGCAAGCCCACCCAGAATTCGGAGACTTGCAAGATGGCATAACGATTCGTTACCCCATCTGGTGGTTACGCGAAACGCATACCCAATGCGCTCAGACAACAAAAAAGCCGCTCGATTAAACGACCGGCGCTGAGCGCCTATGTATTCGGGACGCCAATCCCGCGTCGAACCATTGCGGTGTCGACACGGGAAGGATACCCGAAACAAGGGCGCGTGTCAAAATAGCATTAACCTGCTTATGGAAGCTTCTTGACCGTCAACTCGTTTCCAAATACTTCATCTCTTCGGAATTCATAGTGGTAGCCATCGACAGTCAATGTCTTCGTAAAAAATCCTTTACCGTCGATGAGGGTGGCGATCTGGGAAGAGAGGCTATTGAACTTCGGAGCCGAAAGGGTCGCAGCGCTAGTGCCTACAATTAAGTGCGATAGCGCAACGAGTCCAGATTGGTCTTCTTTGCCTCCGCCATTAGCGCGAACTGTAATCAAAATAATTTTTCCGGAAGCAGTGTCGTAAAGCCCTGAAAGACAAAGGCCTTTTGTCGAGCATCCTTGATAAAGCGCCTGAGCTTCATTACTGATACGCATATCGGTAATTTCAGTCATCGGTTTAAGGGTAACTCCCGCACCAGACTTGTTGAAGTCCTCAACAAACTGATTGTATCGATCCTGTAGCCCCTTAAGAGTGAGGTCGATAGTAACGACGGGGGTAGCTGCTTGTTTAGCTACTTGTGTGGTCTTTTCAGCGGTAGCAGGCTCTTGTCTGTCAGATGAGTCTGAACATCCAGCGATGAAGACTGTGGAGATGGCTATAAAGATGGCTAACTTTTTCATTTTGAGTGTTCCTTTGGGATGGTTTGGGATTACCTTTTTCTCAACTCCATAAGTTTATCATTGCACTTCTTCCGGCTTAGAAAGGTACTTCGCCGTCGTCATAGGTCTGGGTATGCTCTTGTGCGCGTGATCGCCTTGCCGGCTCTTCCTGTCGCTGTTCTCCACGATCCTTCGCGCTCTGGACGAACTGAAAGTGCTCGCAGATGACTTCTGTCACCCATCGGTCGGCGCCGTTTTTGTCTTTGTACTTTCTCGTTTGAAGACGGCCACGTACCCAGATCGGCGAACCCTTGTGCAGATACTCGGCAATTGTCTCGGCAGTCTTGCCAAATGCGACGACGGTGTTCCAGTCTGTGACGTTTTCGTATTGACCGTCCGCGTTTTTCACTCTACGGTTTGTGGCGACGACCAGGGAAACGAAAGCGAGGTTGTTCGTCCCATATCGGAGGTCAGGTTCGCGGCCAAGGCAGCCACAAATGGTCACTTCGTTGATGTTCAGCATTGCTGTTCCTTTTCGATTCGGTTGATTTGTCGTTCGATCTTTTCGTGCATTGCCCGGTCGACCTTGACGCTGAAGCCGGGAATCAGCAGGCGAAGCTGACTGATCATTACGAGGCAGTCTGCGCACTCTTCAGCCAGATCGTGCTCTGCCTTGTCGACCTTTTCGGTAGCCCGTTCTCTCCACTCGTCATCAATGCTCTCGTAGGCACGGGATTCATTTACCCGCGCAACGGTGAGCCGAGATGCAGATGCCGCAGCTTCACCAAACTCTTCACAGGCTTTGATTGTTTGAACGTCCCGGCCGTAATGCCAGGCGATGGCTTTCAGTTTTTCTTCGTCGATCATTCTTCGTAGTCCTCACACCAAGGGCGGAAGCGTTTTACAGGAAACGCAAACTCATAGTTTTCAAACGACTCTCCACTTGGGTATCGCCATTTTCCGTTTTCAAAAACAAGACATGTTTTCATTTGGTTGCATTCAACCCGCATCAAGACTCCCTCCGGCGGTTCAACTTCTGGGAAAGTCGTTCCATCCGTGCGGGTCGTACTCGCGCACTTCTTCGAGCATGTCGGACGCTATCTCTAGCGAGAGCTGGGGTTGAACACCGAACCATATGGTTGTTTGCTTTCCTCTTTTGAGGGCGGACGCAACCGCGGCTGAGCAAACTTCGAGAGCATCCGACAAGTCGCCTTTGCTGATCTCGTCGAGCTTTTTCTGAAGCCCACGGTCTTTGAGTCTGTATTTCATTCGTCCTCCTTACCAGATCACGACGACCTTGCCGTAGGGGGTAGGCCGAACTTCGAGGCCATAGACACGTTTCTCACCGTGCAGGGGGTCGCCGTTGTCGTTGCGCACGTACTGCACCACGATGTCGCCTTCCTTTTCCATAATCTCCTGAAGAAGTTCGATTAGTTCACTGATCGTCATTCCTTAATCTCCTGTAGATCCATAGCCGCCCGCGCCTCGCTCGGTCTCGCTCAGCTCGTCGGCCCATTCGAACGTGGTGTCGTCGAGCTTTTCGACCTTCACTTGAGCGATGCGGTCGCCCTTGTGGATCTGATAGTGCGGCTCGCCGAAGACGATGTGCCGGGCGAGGACGAAGACTTCGCCGCGGTAGTCGCTGTCCACAATGAGTGGCGTCAGGACAAGGCCTTTCAGGGCGGACGAGGATCGGCTGTAGACCACCATGCAGTACCCCGCGGGGACCTCGAAGGCGAGGCCGGTACGAACCTTCGCAGGCATTCCGTTCTCGAGTGCCGTGTCCTCAATGGCGTACAGGTCGAACCCTGCCGCTCCTGCCGTTCCTTGCGTCGGCATCTTCGCGTCCGGGTGCAGACGCTTGATCTTAACTCTCATTCTTTTCTTCCTTGTTCTGCCATTCCGAAGGCGATGTCCTCGATCATTGAGCGCTTGACCGGGGGAGTTATCACGGCCTTGGCCTCGGTCTTCTTCTCGGCTTTCTTCTCGGAGTTGTACGCACGGTACTCGTCGCGGGCCGCGGCGGGCTCTGCGTACTTCTGGTCAGTCAGGCTCACGAGCGTGTCATGATCGTCCGTGACGGACAAAATCCCCGCGTCGACAAGCTTCCACACGGTGGTCTTGAATGACGAGCATTGCGGACGCAGGCCCAACGCGCAGAGCAGCGCCAACATGCGCATCGGGCCTTTCTCGCCGAGGAGTTCGAGGGCTTTGTCTGCTCTCACTCCGATGTATCCCCCATTTCTCATCTAATGCTCACGCTCTCGCGTGCCTCCAAGTGGCAACCGGAGACCTCGACGCCGTCGAGCAGTGCCTGCTTGATGGCGATCTTGTTGGGGCTGACGGTCGTCTTGACGGTCGTGTAGGCCTCGGGCAGGTTTGCGCCTTCGGAGACTTCGACGGCCTGCGTCGTGCGGATCGAGACGGTCACGCGTGCGGTCTTGACATTCCCGGTCGCGTGCAGGGCATCGAGGAGCATTGCCTTGAGGTAGTCGGAGCGCTTCTGCATCGACTTGACGCGGGCGATCATGCGGTCGGCTTCGTCCTTGGCGGCTTTGGCTTCGGCATCGAGCTCGCGGAGGTAGAGCGCGGTGGCTTCGATCTTCTCAGCGGCTTCTGCTTCGACGGCGTGGAGCGCGTCCGCATTGAGGATTTCCCCAGTCTCCTCGTCGACGACGATGTCATCCAGCGCAAAGCGTAGCGCCGGGGCGATTTCGTAGAGTTTCATTTTGGGTACCTATGAAAAAGCCCCGCCGGTTAGGGCAGGGCTGATTGAGAAAATTAGAACTCAGCAAGTAAGTAGTGGAATTTGAGAACCTTTTTTGGGGTAGGCTCGATCTAGCAATGCAATGAATTGAGTCCAGCTGTCCGACGCTCTCATTAATCCCATTACTGCGTGGATGTGGGCTGATAGAGCTGGATGCCCTATATCGTCAGTCATCCATTGGTGATGTTTTGTCTTACGCCGACCAGTGTCTGTTTTTGGATTTCGCTTTTCGAGTTCTTCAACAAGCCCAGGGGCAATTCTGTCGTACACGATATCGATGGTGTATTTCCCAACAACGCTTGGATGCTGATTTTTTGATACATTTGGGTATGTCCATCCTCGAAGTCGATAAATCTGTTGGTAAAACTCATCTGGGAATCTCTTTGCCCAAGCCGCATATTCTTTTAGCAGATACTTATCAAGCAAGGCATTGAGTGCATTCCTATTGCGGACATACTGGTATCCAGTTGCCTCGTCGATTAGAGCAGTTATCCCAACTTCCGCTAAAGCTAAAATAATAATTTCTGCCTGTGCGGCAAGGTGGAGTTGATTCGGAAGTAAAGCATTTGCGCGCCGGGCTGACAGATACATTCTGCAAAGTTGGACGATATCTTCTGCCTCGAAACCGTGACATTTTGTCCCATCTTTTTCGAAGACGATTGCCGTTTCTGCAACAAGCCCATTTTTGAATTTTTCAGGAACGAACGGTTGCAAATTTGTTGGTGCGAGGTATCGATCCAGGCCGCCCTTCTTGTTGCCAGTTAAAAGACCAACAACTTCTCGTTCCCAGACAACTCGTTTTTCGTTATCAAGGACAGCACACGGTATTTGTGCGCCCCCTAAAGAGAGCGTGCCGACGTATTCTGCACTTGGATACCCAGCCTTTTTAAGGGCCGCTTTAGCTGCGATTTTTGATCTTTGATCTGGCGTTAGGGCCGCGCTCCTCGCTTTTGCAGCCGCTTGTTTTTTAATGTCTTTTGCTTGCATGTAACCTCCTGTAAGCAATGTGCTTGCAGAGGGATTATAGCAAGCAGGAACGAAACAGAGGCGCGTTGTCAAAAAGCCCCCAGCTCCGTGCCGAGGGCTTGGGTTTACATGTAGTCGTAGGCTTTCCTTCACCTGGGCAACGGAGGCCCGTCGTAGCACACTGAATAGGCAATGCGACGGGCAGTGCGACGAGTAAAGGTTCGTTTCCTACGATCAAAAGGGGTTGTCGTCAAGCGGAGCGTCGTCGTAGGGGTGCGCAACCGGAGCCGACGGCGTGACGGGCTTGGCTTCCTTGTCCTTCAGGTTCTTGAACTTAGCCTCGACCGCCTTGGCCTCGAGGTTGTTCAGGACTTCCTTTGCGTTCTGTCCAGTAACTTGATGGAACGGCGTGATGATGTTCATCTGGTAGGTCGTCTTGATCTGGCCTTCGTGCTCATACTCGCGATTCTCGCGCTGGAGGAGCAGGCCGATGGTCTGGCCCTCGAGCGCGCCGATGCGATAGCCCGGTCGCTTCGTGCCGTCGCGGTTAAAGACCTGCGCTTGCGTAGCCTCAACCTTATCGAGCTTGAGCACGGCAAGCAGCGCGTCCATGATGTCGGCCCCGAAGGTCCGGTCGCCGTTGCGAGAGGAGACAAAGAGGCGGATAAAGGCCATCTTCTCGCCACGCTCTTCGGCGGTCTCTCCGCACTCGGTCCAGCGAAGCGCCTTGAAGGCGAACTCGACGTAAGTCGCGCCCGCCTTGCTTTCGGCGACTTCGACCTGTGTGAGGGTGCCGACGTACTTGCCGGACTTGTCGATGCCGTTGAAGCCGGCAACCTTTTCCGCGGACTTGCGGTTCATGGTGAAGGTAGTGATCATTCTTCGTTTTCCTTTTCGTTAGTAATGCCGTAGTAGTCGCAGATGACGCGGTCGATTGCCGCGAGGTCGTTCTCTATGTACTGCTCCGAGAACATTCCCATCGGCGATTTGACTGTGTCAGAGCCTGAGTTCTGAGTTGAGAAGAGATAGCGTCCGTTCTCGACGTGCGTCCGAAGGACTGTGGTGAACATGCCCTCGACAACGATCTTGTCGTCTAATAATTTCCCCAATGTCTTGATACGGGTGTTGCCGAACTCATCAGAGGTCGTGTGAGCGAGGACGTAGACGCGCTTGTTTTCACCGAGCTCGGAGGCGGCCTTGGCAATGTCGAATCCGGCCCCGCCGATCTCTGTGAACTTGTCGAACCCCTTCACGTTGCGTGCAGCCATGTACATCGATGCGAGGATGTACTGCCAGTCGTCCACGACGATCACGTCGAACGGGCTCGCGTGCATGCAATTGATGATTGCCTGCGGGTTCGAGCAGACGAGGATGTTGTTCCCATCGCCCTTCTGCTTGATCTCCTTCCACCCAGTGGAGCGGAAGGGGAGCGGCTTGCGCACCGGCTGGATCAAAAGTGTGTTTTTTGGGTCGAGGTTGCGGAGTGAACAGGTTTTGCCCGTGCCAGATTCCCCGAGGACAAGGCATGCATAGCTCATTGTGTTTCCTTAGAAAGGGATTTCGCCGTCGTCGCCGATGGCGTAGAAGTCTTCGAGCGTTTTGTCGAAGATCGGCTCGGGACGCTTTGCCCGATCGCCGAACCATTGCGCGCGCTCGAACTCGTC